GACGTTTAAGCTGTGGCTTAGCTTTAGGTTTAAGTTGCTTAGAGCTTATACTAGCCATTAACCGCCCCTCTTCAAACAGGACCGCAGCGCCTTGAGTGCAGAGACACGACGTTCGCTATCCTCTAGCGCCTGACGTACGGGAACTTCTTGCTGTACCTTGCCAACCACCTTGCCGTTCTCAATGACACTGACAGGCATAGTAATAGAGGGTTCAGCGGGGAGGAAGTTATTCTGTGCGAAGGTGCCCTCAGCTACAGGAGCAAAACTAGCAGGCATACCCTCCATCTCAGTACCAGGCAGTTCTAACTGCTCAGTAGACGGAACCCCAGCCTGGCGATAATCTTGCTGCATCTGCTGTAGCTCAGCGGGGCCGAACATAGCTTCTTGCTGCTGAGCTGCTTCTTGCTGTGCAACTTGTTGTGCAACTTGTTGTTGCTGAGCTGCTTCTAGTGCATCTGCGATAGCTAGGTTAGGTACTGGGGTCTCTACATACACAGGCTCAGCAATCTCATGCGCGGATATCGGTGGTCCCGGCGGTAATGGAAGTTCACCCTGCCGAGTATCCTGTAAATCAAAAGATAACTGTTCCCCCAAAGGAGGGGCAGGAGTAGCTGCACGGCCACCTTCCAGAGCTAGTTCTTGCTGGCCAAGAGTAGGGGTAGGTACGAAAGCATCGCGTGACGCAAATAATTCACCTTGGTCTGGGTCTAATAAATCAGTAGGCCCTCTATTGAAATCTAACTCAGGCTGCTCGGCTAATCTATCATCTTGGACTTCGTCAGGTGTGCGGGCAAACTCACCAACCCCATCTAACTCAGTAGCAAGGTTAGTGCGTGCTTGGGCAGCTGCCTCGAGTTTACGCTCTGCAATAACCATTGCCTGCCCATCACCAGCTGCACTGGCGGCATCGAACTCTGCTTGTGCAGCTTCTTCAAAAGCGTCGATACTACGAGCATTGACTGTGGCATCGGATAGTGCTGCGTCCTGTGCATCGGATAGACTAACACCTTCGTCATCAGTCTGCTCATACAGATTAGTTAAACCGCCAAGAGCAGAGTCCTCAGTGTCGAACATCTCCTCCTGCTTACCTGGATTAAGAATATCAGACTGTTCTTTCTCTACGTCTACTTTGTCTACTTTAGGTGTTCTGCCTATCATAGCAACGGCACCACCGAGAGGGGCACCGAAGCCTGCGCCTGCGGCGAAAGCATTAATGAGTTGGTTGCGTACTTCGGGATCGTGGAGGTCTAGCTCACCGGCTGCGCCTAAGCTCAGCATATCCTGCACTAACTCAGTGGGGCCTTCAACAGCGATACCAGCGCCTGCACCCTTAGCGAACCGAGAGGCACGATTACCACGCTTAAGGAAGCTTGTGCCCCCACCACGGGTGGCCAGCTTCGCGGCAGCAAAGACAGGTAGAACCTCAGCAGCTGCGTATGGGATAGATGCGACAAGGGTGACTAAGCGGGCAAGGGTCGGACTATCATAGTTCCCTGACTCCTCAACAGCTTGGTAAATATCACCGATGGCCACGCCCTCAGACGCAGCGATAGCGCCAACCTTAGCACCGAACACCCGCCCTGCCTTGCGGAGAGCTTTATGTTCAGCGGAATCCTTTACGAGCTTACCTTCCTTGACCATACGTGCGCCACGTATAGCAGCCATAGCCTCAGTCTTAGTTGCAGCATTTGAGACTGCTTTCTTAGCAGCACCGCGAGCAAGGAACTTAGCACCGCCGGTAGCCGCGCCAGCAGCGATGCCGCCCGCACCGCCAGTGAGGAGGGAGATGGCGATCATCTCGACCATGAGTGGAGCCATCTGTGCAATATTAGCAACGAACCACATACCAGCATCACCTATAGACTTAATGTCTGTGAACTTACGCTGATAGGGTTGGTTAAAGCGCAGGTCTTCAGTCTGCTGGTCAATGACCTTTTGGCCTGTCTCCTCAGCACCAAAAAACTTAAGATCACTCCCTTTAAGTTGTTGCGAAACGTCAACCCCTATGCCGAAGTTCTTGCTCATCAACCGACCAACAGATGGGTCAATTATCTGGCGCAAGTATCCCTTATATTCATCCGGACCGACAGCGCGATAACCAGCGGGTAGAGGTTTAATAGGGCCGTCAAGGGCTTGCTGAGACTCAACAGCAGACTGGTGATCATCACGGTGGAACTTTTTACCATTCACCCACCACATACCTTCGGGATTAATGCCGACTGTATTAGGTGCATCTGCTTCCGGCTGTATAGGTCCAGACTCCATCGGTCCAGGTGATATCAACCCTGCTCCGCTTTGCTCATATGCATAAGCGGCATCCGGATCATAAGTAGCATCGAATGGTATTCCAGTATCTGGTCGTAACGCCATGGTTATACCCTATAATTTATATGCGGAGTTACCGCTCTTTATATCAATAGGTTGCCAAACAGGACGCTCAACCCCGTCCTCACCTTTAACAAGAGCCAAAACCTCTGTGCCTTTCGCAGTCTGGCGGAACATCTGCTCTATACCTTTAATGATACCTAGTTTCTTCAGTCGCTCAGCCTGAAGCTTATAGTTACCAATAACGTGCTGCTCCCGAATACCTAGGATAGATTTAAGGATCGCTTCATCAGATTTAGCAATAGCAGTAGCGGCGGCTTGCTTAAGCCCATCATGTATTTTCTTAGAGGAGCGCCTGCGCTGCTCACTAATGATCTGCTTTTTAGTCAGCAGATCCTTATGCTCCTTCCCATTCACAAGCATATACCATTTATCAGCACCAGCCCGACCAATCCTTATATCATTCCCGCTTTGCTGGGAAAGTATCTGGGCTAAGAGGGTTGGGTCCTCACTAATCTCGAATGCATCAATAGCCTGCTGAGCCGCTAGGTTATCAATCATTGCAGAGTTAGCAATGAACTGACTACGCAACTTCGTCATAGCACCGGGGGTATATATAGCTGTGGCAATCTGCTGTTTAAGCATTGCCCGCTGGGCTCGTAGGTTCCGCATCTCCTCTGACCGCAGAGCAAATGGCATAAAGCCCCGTGGAGGCTTCAACTTAGAGATTGGTTTCGTAGTTATGTCCTGGGCTATAGTCGTGGCACCGGTAGTAACACCTGCTTTCGTGGGGATTTGCTTAAGCGCAGTTTGCTTGCTAGGCTGCGGTTGCGGTTGCGGTTGCGATTGCGGTTGCGGTTGCGGTTGGGGTGCGGTTAGGGTTTGGGGTGCGGTTGGGGTTTGGGGTTGCGGTTGGGGCGAAGTAGCAACCATTGGTTTGTTGGGTATACCAAACCTCAACAGATACTGCTGTGTGTCTGGGTGAAGGCTCTTAAAATCACCGTCCCAGTTTTTAGCCGCAGTGAATCCTTGTTTCCAAGCAATAGCAGCCTTAGTCTGGTCACCATTAAAGTACCGGAGGAGAGCATCCATGCGACGAATAGCGTACTCGTCCTTATCCGCCTTGCTGTTGCTTCTGGCGGGTCGAAGTCCAAGTGCAGCTAACTCTGCATCTTGCGGACCTGTAGCCGTACCGTTAGTGACATGGTATGTGCCCGAAGCAGAAGAACCTTTAGCATTTTGGAACTTGCCGCCGCTGCTCTCAAGTATACCTATGCGTCGGGCAAAATCCTGAGTAGAGAAAAGCACCGGTCCGGGTGCAGGGTCAGGCGTCCACGGGGGCGCATTAACCCCCGGGATTAATCCCGACCTCAACTTTGCCATATGAGAGGGGCCTCTATGCCTACGTAGCTGTCTCGGAGGGCCAGCGGCGGGGTGGTTAAGTGGCCGCGCTCCAACAGGGATACCAGGTCCGCTCTTTACCCCGGCCACGGATGTATCTGGGTCAACAGGTATGTTCTCCCATATATCCACTGCTGGGTCAGCCGCTATAGGAGCAGCAGGAGCAGGAGCAGGAGCGGGGGGTATACGATCAGGAGCACGGCCACCTTTAACGCCATAAACAGTTGGCTGAGCTACGCCATATTTATTCATTTCTTGCTCAGCTCTACGAGCGTTCTGGATATCAACGAAGCGCTGATAATCCAAATGCCCTTGCAGAGCTGCTGTCCGTTGTTGTGGGCTAGTTGTAAAAGCCATTAGCTTACCGCTCCTTTCGACGCTTCTTTACGCTTCCGCTCACGCTCTGCAGCGCTGTCAGTAGAGAATACGTCAGCCAGGAATGGCTCAAATACCCCAGCATAGTCGTTATACTCTTTCTCTTTGCGCTTATAATATTCTGCTGAGTCTTTAGCGTCACTCCCTAAATTATCTGCGTAGTTCGCACCAGTTGGTGACATACCCATTGCAGCACTTATACCGGCGCGACGTTGGTTTTGAGCAGTATTGTAAGCCTGAACACCACTTACGCGACTACTGGCCAAGTCATATTTGCGCCGTGTCGATGCTGTCTCTCCAGGTCTCTGAGTGGGTAACCTGCGAAGTGCATTTCTTTTTTGTCTGTCAAGTGCAGTACGCTGCTGGATAATAGACTCACGCATCTTATTCTCAGGGTTGATATTCATAGCTTCCCGGTACGCTGCATCGGCCCGCCCAGATTTCTTAGCAAGTTGTGCTTGCTCAAACGCCCGAGCTTTACGCTGCTGCGCCAGCAGTTCGCGCTCAGCATCCGTCATGTTAGGCTCACCACTAGCAGCTAGATTACTAACACCCATGGTAGCTAGCTTACTAGCAGCATCTTTCATAGCGGGGGAGGTCATTGCCTTGTCTATGAAATTAGCTGTTTGTTGCTGCCCTAGCGCATTAATACCGCTAGAGGCGGCAGTAGTATTTGCGGGGCCATAACCAGTGCGGTAATTAAAGCCGCCATCGGTATTATAACTCCATGGATGAACAGCTGAAGTCCCCTCGACGTTATGAAGCTGGGGGACAAATGTATTAGCACCATATGCACCGCCTGAGTCACGATATAAACTTTCATAAAATGGACCATCTTTAAAGCTACCACCACCGGAGGCAACAGTATCCGGTGCTACAGCTAATATATCACCAGTACCACTACCACTACTGCCAACCAGGCCAGGCGCTGGCGCGCCGTTACTAGCAACCTGCCCCGAAGATACATTACTCCCCCAGCCGAAATCTGTACCAGCACCGAGGGGGCCTGCGTTGTAGCCAGCAATACCACCGGCAATACCGCCGCCAGCTGCACCGAGCAGGAGATTTGTTCCCCGCCCACCTGCGGCATAGGTCACACCAGCGCCTAAAGCTGCGCCGACCAAGGCTGAACTTGCAGTAGCAGCAAAGCTACCAGCTGCACCGGCTATACTCATAGAAGCCATAAGCGAAGATGCGATGTAAGGAGCCGCAAAGGGGATGGCGATAGAGCCGACAATGCCGATAATGGCGCTGATACCCTTAGACTTGTGGTACGTAGGCGTAAGGGCTGTAGAAGCCATCAGCTCTGTACGGAGGGGTCTAATAGACAGTGGGTGAATAGTAGATAATTCCATATTACATCTCCGTGAGGTCCATACGCATCGTTAGATACACTTGATCAAAGCCATACCGCTTAAGGATGCGGGCCATGGCGGGGGATACAGAAGCCTGTAATGTCCGGACCCCGTTAAGGAACGCCCAGCTGCATACATGCTTCCAGAACTTACTCTTGAGCAGGTCAAGTTGCCTACCACCTAGAGCTGTTATATTAAGTACGGTATATTGGGGGTAGGTAATGATCTCAAGGATGAGGGCCAGAGCCACGTCGGGTATCTCACCTTCGTCGTTCTTAGCAATAAGAGCATACATACTCCCTGCCTTGATACCATTATAGATGTCCTCAAGAGTCAGTTCGCCGTGCATAGCCTTATTGACACAGCGCTCAAGAACTTCAGCCGTCTGTGGCCAATAGGTATCGAGGTTTTCCACAGTAGCTAGCAGCATAGGCTCATACCCCTCAAGGGCATCAACCTCTACAACAGGTTCTACTAGCTTAAGCGCTTGCTTGGCCACTCTTCTTTTCCTTTACTGTGCCGTCTTGGTTAAACTTCTCGTTCTGGGCATCTAACCACCGTGTACCCATTGCCTTTACAACACCAGCATGGAGAATGCCTTCGCCTTCATGGGCATTGATTGCAACACTGCCATCTTCGTTACGGCTCTCCGGAATAGGCCCGCCTATAGCCATCGTAGTTTGCGGGGGCTGGCCTTGGGACTGCGGAGCATCTGAACCCCCGCCCTGCATCTGCATAGCCTTAGCGGCTAAGAGTAATGAGAATACCAGTGCTTGGTCGTATTCCATGGGGAGACTCTGCTCATCGGCAAGTCCCTGCTGAATGGCAAACTGCCTGAGCTGGGGCCAGAGTTGGGGATTTTGAGCAGCAGCCGTAGCAAGTTGGATCGCCATATTGAGTTCTTCAGGCGTTACATCCCCGGACTGAACAGCAACCTCAATGAGCTGCTTCATCTTCATAATCTCTTGGGGATTCTGCTGTATCATACGCCGCATTTCTTGCTCCATCCCTTGCATGGGTATAGCGCCGCCACCCTCAGGCGCAAGACCGGCAGGCTGTGGGCTTCTAGGAGCAACTACACCGCCGTTTGCATATGAAGGATTGCGGTACATCATTGAAGGGGCAGCAGCTCCAGGTTGAGGCACACCTTGTACCAAAGCTCCTACAGTAGCGGGGTCTGGAACATCATACATCGGATCCGTCGCCAAGCTAATAAGCCGTTCATATTTATCAGGTCCATACCCTATTCTATTATCAACCACTACACCACCCTCTTTATAGTCTTTATAGAAAGGCCTTACTCCCTTTCTTCCGTACTTCTTCAGCATTTCTTGATCTACTTCACCCCCTAGGGTGCGGTTGGGTTCGGGAAGCGGGATCGGTCCACTCGGGGAGAGATGATCAGCATCTGTAGGCGCATTTCTCTCCGAGAAGATCTCCTCATAGCTATCGTCATACGGAAGATCAGCATCTGTAGACGCATTTCTCTCCGAGAAGATCTCCTCCTGTTTCGCAGCCTCTGCTGCCTCTTTTTCTAACTGGTCATTAATAGAGTCCCTGGTTTTTATCATATCAGCAGCGAGTTGCCAGTTTTCGTAAGGCATAACGAAATCCGAGAAATGAACTTCTGGCTTACCCGAGTCTGTGCGGTCAGTGTCAGTGTCCGTCCAGTAATTATGGGGTGCGCCCGCAACATTTTTGTGATCAAAGTCAATATCCCCCCGCATCGGTGCTGGCGATTGGTTATTAGGCAAGGCGTTCTCTATAAAATCAGGAGTTACATCACTAAATACTTCACTCGGACTTTTCCCTCCTATAAGGCCAAGGCCAGCAGATATAGCCGTACCTGCGCCGGGTACTCCGGTACCTACGCCGAGAAGATTACCGGCCATATTAAAATGCCCCCAAGGGCTTCTATCTGCGATACCTGCGCTATTAACGCTAGCAGGGAAACCTTTGCCATCACCTATAGTGCGGTCAGCACCAGTAGAGTCCTTCCATTTACCATCAAAATTGTTGGGATCGCCGCGTTGATACGCCGCCAGCGCTTTACTGTAAGCCTCAAGCTCGTTGAGATAATCCTGTGACCGGAAGTCGCTAAAAAAACCTCCCCCCGGAATTGCAGGCGGAGCAGTTGCGTCGGGGTTGCGAGCATTAGTAAACTTAGCTGGGGTTCCGTCCGAGTACCGATACACACGACCCTTCGAGAGGTGCGGCGCTAGTGGGACCGAAGGCCGTGCTTTACGCTCTGATACGAATTTAATCCCTGGGGTAAATACAACAGGATTGTTTGCCGCTGCAGCTTGGGCAGCGGGGTCAGCAGTGTAATGCCATCCAAGGGCATCACTATAGTTTGCGTTGGCATAGTCAGCGGCGTCTACTTCACCTGCAGCACTAGTACCGTGAGAGCCTTGCCCACTACCAGAAGCAGCGGAGTCAGCATCAGCTTCTCCGCCAACAGTTCCGTCACCCCAACCATTATAAGAAGGTACACCATTAGGGCCGTAACCACTTCCAGGGGGCTTATCGACAGGGGAATTGTGTAGGTTAGCCCTACGTAAAAGCGCAGCTTCCTCGTGTGTAATATACGCAAGCATTGTTTCTGGATGGTCAGGAGCAGATTTCCACTTGCGAGGTAAGCCACCAACGATACCGCCGGTATCTTCGAGCATATAATTCTTAATGCTGCCTTGAACTGAATAGTTCGTCATATTAAGCTCCTGTTAAATCCCGGATTAGCAAGTCCAAAGCTAATCGGGCTTCAAATAAATCATTAGATAGTTGCTGCACATCATTGCGTAAATCTATAAATGAGTCGAGAGGTGCGGCTTCGGAAAGCGCTGTGGGTGTAGTATTATGACTAGTATTTATATTTGTCATAACCTGGCTACCTAACGGAGCAACTGTAATATCACCTCGCGCAATAGCCATACTTGCTAAATCAGACTCCCCCCGAGTCCCGATAAGCAAATCAATATTTTCTTTGAAGGCAGCAAATAGTACGGTCTCCCAATTGAAAGTGGTATTAGGGATTTCTGGTACTGCTACATATCGCCTAACCATTATACTCTCCTCAACCCCGCTGGAGTCTCTCCTAAGTGAATAGCCCTAACTCTTGCAGCGCCTGAAACTGCTACTTCAAACGTATCAGACTTATACCCAAGCGGACAACGAAAGATATCACTATCAGTAATTGCCTGCGTAAATACTAAATTTTTATTTTGCCATAGCTTAAATGTAATTGTGTATGATGACGGAGCAGTACGTATAGATCTAACCATCGCGCTTAACCCGCTAGGGCCGTTAACAAGCCCCGTATTAAAGGAAGCAAAATTATTTACTATGACTCCGTTACTATCAAGGTAGTCTGTCGGCCCATTAAGCCCACCTAGTTGTTCACTATCTGCCCATACAGCAGCGTTAAAAGTTGGCACACTTACGTTGTAAGTAGCATAGGCCGCAGTATCTTCATCAGTCAATGAGTAATCGGCTATAACCCGAGCCGCGCCTATATTCATATACGCTGGGGATATAATGGTCTTTGATTTCCACTCCATGGAGCGCAGGGGCCAAGTAGAGTCCCCCCATTTAGTTATGTTACCCAAGTCGTCACTGGCAGTATAGAGGCCGTTATCCTCCGGATCAGTCCATGCACTGTCGAACTGGTGCCCAGCTGTGATGTAATACCCGCCTATCTTATCATCCCGCTCGAAGATGAAAGATCCACCATCGTAAGATCCAAAATACTTATCATCGAAGAAGTGCCCAACAATAGTGGTGGGATCAATGTCGTCGTCCCAGGTATCCCAATCATGGATATATTTAGTAGCGAGAGACAGCCCCTGCGTGGGGTTCCACAGCGCAAGGCCGCCATATGTGGCGAATATCACACCGTAGCCCATGTTGACCACTGAGCGCTTCGAGAGGCAGGGGTAGGGGGTATCAACACGCGCTACACTGAGAGTGGCGGGGTCACTACCGCTGACCCTGTAAGCATACTTTGTGGTCAAGACGACTAAAAAACCGCCGACAGACTCTATAGCTACTATGTCATACTCAAACGTAGTGCGATACTTAAGGGGCCAGGCCCAGGGTTTCCGCGGTTCCGCAATGCACAATTGGTTGTCGAAGAACCCGGCAACGATATTGTTCTGGGCCAGCATAATCCCGGTCATATTATCATCGGGCGCGTCATACTCATCTGAGAGCAAGATATCGACTAAGTTAAGATAATCAAAGTCATCCGTATAGCTATCATTGGTTATAACACCCGCAGTATCTGCAGTGCTTGCCTCGTTGCCCGCAGTATTCGCGTAAGTGAACGTAGTAGAACCTGTTACTGTAATAGCGGCAGCGGAGTCGTTGTAACTAGAGTCACCCATACTTGCGATTGAGACGATCTGGCCACTCACCAACCCATGAGCAGCAGCTGTAGTCAGTGTGGCTACATTAGTAGTACGCTCGCGGAGCGTTGTCGTTATACTATCATCACCCCAGTAACGAGAGCTATCCGTGGGCAGTTCAGCGACATCGTGGTATAGTACCCCTGTGGTATCAGCCTTAGAACCAATATTTGCGTTAGTAACGGCGTAACTAAATGCTATGTCGCTATCTACAACAGTTACTACGCCATCCACAATATCAAATACACTATCAGTGCAGCCTTGCAGTTTAAACCTATCGTCCACTATAAGCCCGTGGTGAGTACTCATTGTTACCGTAGCTACGTTAGATGTAAGCGCAACAGTAGCTGTAGTCTGTGGGAACCACAGTGTAGAGAGGTGATAAAACTCCGTACCAGACGCTGAAGATAGCGTACGATACAGCTTTATAGCTGAGATGAAGTTATCACCCGAAGGGGCAGCAGTAGGCAATCCACTAATGGTAACCTGCTGACCTTCCTTGATATACAACGTGTCAGAAGGGTCAGCACCGATACTCTCCTCATCCCAAGGTGTAAACCAAGTATAGGTATAATCACGAGTAACAGTACCACCAGCTAAATCTATCACGCCGTTGGTATCAGCAGTCTCGGCTTGGGTAGCCCCGGCATTATAATACTCAAAAGTCGTGCTGCTCGTAACTGTTATCCGAGTATTAATGACATTAAAGTCCTCAGCTGGAGAACCTGTAAAATCACGGATTGTTATAATATTACCGTCCCGGAAGCCGTGAGCGGCAGCTGTGGTTATGATAGCTGTATTGCCAGAGTCGCGCTCATAGTGCGTTGAAGTAGGTGAAGTGAACGAGGCTGCCGTAGCAGTAGCTACAGTGGTCGGGAGGGGAAGTCCAAGCTCATAGAACCCACTTGTTGCAGGATAAGGCTCTGAACCAGCTGTAGCTATTGCGTAAGTGCTTACCTTGGGCACACCATCGCCAGTATAGTAGAATCGTTGCTCGTCATCTGAGGACTCAGATATAGTAGCGATATCTACATCTGTTAGCCAAGTTAGCCAATCAATGGACGCGCCAATAGAAGCCCGCATACCAAAAATAGTCTTACGCGTCCCCAGACGGGGGACACTATCAGTAACAGCAGGCTCACTATAGGGAATGAGATCCCCAGAATATAGCTGTAGGTTATAGGCAATCTGCCCAGCACCATTAGGGAGTAACTCAGACGATAGCTTAGGCGCAGCTCCTAAAAACTTATGTATTTTAATCGCGGGCATAAGTATCTAACCAATTCTCTAAAACATCTTGCAGAGCATCAGGCGTTTTAAACAAAGAAGCTTCGGCGGCGCGTCTACGAACAAGACCGGCCAGGATCCGCCCACCGGCTCTACGCCACTTCCAGAACTCGTTACTAGCATCCACAAAACTTCCTCTGTTTATTTGCATTCTCATAGTGCTTCTTTGAAAGTTACCACTACCTACATTGTATACAAAAGACACTAAACTACTAAACTGATTCTCCGTTACTGCCACTCTAACCAACCTTGCAACTGAGTTCTCAGTTGTCTGCACTCCGCGAACCAAGTACGCAGTGGCTTCTTCATCGGTAATGTCTCTGTGATCCATAGTAATAGGATTGCCACCAAGATCATAACAAGAACCAAACCCGATAGTAGGTATCCCAGCAGGACAGCGATAGACTGTATTGCTACATCCTTCATAGTGCTTAATGATTGCCAAACCTTCTTCATTGATTTTCATTTCCTTCCATAGCTGCGGCTGCCAAACCAAAATGCTAAAATGGCAGACCACATAGCCATCACCTCATCGCTCCAAACTGTTAAGAGGGCGTCACCTGGATTTACGCCTTTATCCAACAACAACATATAAGTTGTTACTTCTACAGCTATAAATAGGGCCATAAAAAGATAAGTGATAACAGGACGTACACTAGCACGGAGAGCGTTAATGAAGCCACCCCCGTCAAGAGAGGCATCGTGTTCGTGTATAGTCTCAACTTCTCTAATGTTCGCATCTATCGCAGTCCTATCCAGTTGGATTTCTGCCGCCTTAGTCATCACCGCTAATTCGTGCTTCTTATCAGCACGATCCTGGAAGAAATCCATGACTTTAGGCAGGAAGCTAGTCCCAAAACCTAAAAGCGTTCCAAGCAAACTGAGCATACTACTTCTCCTTTATGTCCAGTTGGATCAACGTTTTTTCTACATCGTCAATCGTAGCACCAAGAGCAGCGTCATAAGCCGTTAAAATCGCATACATTTTACCGTTTTGTGATGTGTGAACTACCGATTTGACATTGTCCTCAATCGCCCTAACCAGAATATTCACTACCCGCTTGTGCCACTTGTTGAAGTTGGAAATGAACGCACTTGATATCCCCGCTCGTCTTGCATCTGCAAGATAATCTGTAACCGTTTCAGTTAGGTTGTGGGATAACAAGGTATGCATTTCTGAGTTCGACAATTCATTAAAGTCTGTGGCCCTAACCAATTCCTTCA